TCTTCTTGGACAAGGGTGATGACCAATGACCATCGGTGACGAAATGCGAAACGAGCAAGAGATCATCGATCTCAAACGCGCATTGGAAAATGCACAACGCGCAGCGGCTCGTGCCAAAAGCAAAAGCGCAGACCTAGTTGAAGCCGTGTACCGAGCAGCCAAGGATGCTGCATTGGTGCAACCGCGTGTCAAAGTCCACGCACCCAAGCCCGCGAAATCAAAGAAAGCGGAGGTGGCACTCGTGCATCTCACCGACTGGCAGGCGGGCAAGGTGTCGGTGTCGTACAACCTTCAAGTACTACGCAAGCGCATGGAGCAGATGTGCGACAAGGTGATGGCGTTGACCGAGATACAGCGCGCCCATCATCCGGTCAACGACTGTGTGCTGGTGTTGGGTGGAGATATGGTCGAGGGATTGACGGTATTTCCGGGACAGGTGTACGAAATCGAAGCACACCTGTTCGAACAGATGTTCACCGTTGCCAACATCATCGAGTCGGTGGTCCACCGGTTGTCAGCCAACTTCACCCATCTGCAGGTGGTGTGCGAGTACGGCAACCACGGGCGCATCGGTCGCAAGGGCGACATGCCGGGGGCAGACAACGTGGACCGCATGGCGTACCAGATTGCCTCAGAGCGCTGCAACCACCTGAAGCATGTGACGTGGCAGCAGTCAGCAGACTGGTACCAGATTGCCACCATTGGTGCCTACAAGCTCCTGGTTGTGCACGGAGACGAAATACCAAGCTTTGGGGGCCAGACTCCGGCATACTCAATCCTGCGCAAGTGCAACGCATGGGCTACCTTCATGGACTTTGACGATGCCATCATGGGTCATTTCCATACCCCGATCAATTTGACCATGGCCAATGGTGGCCGCATTTGGGTGACGGGTAGTCCCGAATCAGACAACCAATATGCCAAGAGTTTCGTGGCGGCGGTCGGAAAACCCTCACAAAGACTGATGTTCGTAGACCCCGTAAAGGGCAGGGTAACCTGCGAGTATGTTTGCTGGCTCGATTAGCGCCTGCCCTTGGGCGTTGGTGGCGGTCCATTGGATTGACGCCTTTGATTCAGAGAACGGCTGGATACACACCAAGACCTATAAAGCCAAGCCGCAGCATGTTGTTTCGGTGGGCTGGCTGTGGCCCGACTTGCTTGAAGGCTACGTCTCGGTGACCTGTTCGTACTGCCCCGACGAGGAGCCGGAGATGGACACAGTGGGCATGGTTACCCACATTCCGGTTGGCATGGTTCAGCGAATCGTCATTCTTTCCGAACCCGAGTGGGTTGCAAACGCGACACCGACCCCGTAGGATGTCAACAACGAGCGATAGGAGGCTCAGTGAAAATCAGCAAAATCAGCAAACCGACGCACGGCTCAGCCGAATGGCTCGCAGTTAGATGGCGTGACGAAAACGGTCTCGCCCGAATCTCGGCCAGCGTCGCCGCCGCGGTTCACGGCACACATCCATACATGACGACGGCCGACTTGGTCACCGAACTCATCGCCGCCGAACCGCCGCAACCCAAAGACCCCAACTCCGCGATGTTTCGAGGCACCGTACTTGAAGGACCAATCCGTGAATGGTCGGCACAAATCCTCGGCTACGGCTTGCACGAGCCACAGGAGATGTACGCCTATGAAGAGGATGGTGTGCGCCTGATTGCGACCATTGACGCAATGAACGCCGATGGTGTGGTGCACGAAATCAAGACGCGCAAAAAGCGTTGGGACGGCAAGATGCCCGACATGTGGCTTTGGCAGGGCGTACAGCAGGCGATATGCACGGGTACCGACAGGGTCATTTGGTGCATCCTTGACGGCGACTTGGACCTCAAGTTTCACACACAGGAAGTTACCTCGGATGAAAAGCGCATACACATTGAGGCATGTCGCAGGTTCTTGTCCTACGTAGACATGGGCATGTATCCGGATGATGTCATTCCGTCCTACGACAACATCAAGGAGCTGCACAAGGAGTCACAGGGCACGACGGCACAACTGCCCACCGAGGCCAACCAACTTGTTGCCATGCTTCAAAAAACAAACCAACTCATCAAGACAATGACTGATTCGGCTGCCCAAATACAAGCCGACCTGTGCAGAATGATGGGAGAGTCTCAGTACGCCGTCATTGACGGCATACTGGTAGCAACATGGAAACCAGTAACCCGTAACTCGTTCGACCAAAAAGCGTTCGAGAAGGACCATCCGGCACTCCATGCCAAGTACAAGAAAGCAACCACATACCGGCAATTCAAAATCAGCAAACAAGGAGAAGAGGAATGAGATTCAATTTGGACAACTATGAGACAGTTGAGCAGAGACTAGCCAAGTTCTGGGAAGAGTACCCCAACGGACAAGTCTTCACCTCAATCCACCATTACGACGACAACCGTGTCGTGTTCAAGGCTGAGGTCTACCGAGACATCGCAGACCCACGCCCAGTAGCGACAGGGTTCGCAGAGGAAGTGCGTGACGCATCACCAGTGAACCGCACATCCCATGTGGAGAACGCAGAGACGAGTGCCATTGGCCGGGCGTTGGCCAACTGGAAGTACGCCTCCAAATCCCAGCCACGCCCGTCGCGTCAGGAGATGGAGAAGGTTCAGCGCATGACCGAGGCATCAGCGCCACGCAATGACGCAGACCTTGTCACCAGGTTCCGTGAGGCGTGCGCCAAGGCAGGACTTGACCCGCAGGACGTAGCCAAAGAAGCAGACGTGGACCTAAACAATCTCACCGATTCTTCCATGCCGAAGTTGCGTGACGCATTCAAGAAGATGCAAAGCAAACCGGCAGAACCCGTGAAGAACGAGGCGTTCGTTCAGCAGATTCAGTCAGTGTTCCCCACGGCCACCGAAAAGGAGCCAGAGATAAAGGACCCGGATGCCAAAGCAACCAACCCACAGATAGGCAAACTGCGGGCAATGCTTATGGCAAACGGCATTGGTGAGCGACCGAAGCAGACCGAAACGATTTCCGAAATCATCCACCGTCCCATCGCCAAATTGGATATGCTGACCAAGGGTGAAGCAAACAAAGCAATCAAAGTTCTTGAAGCACGTGCCACCCGTGAGTCATGACGACGAACGCAAGGGCTATTGCCAGGGAAACTATGACAAGTGCACACATGAAACGTGCCCTCTGTTTGGTACTTTGGGAAGACCCGACAAACGTGGCGTACGCCGCGTCAGAGGGTGTGCCGACCCTGCCGCTAGAGGTCGCCGCAATCGAACCAAAGGCGACTCGAAGGCTCGTCGTGCCCGTAAGAAACTGGGGTTGGGCGGTCATCTTACCCGTCACGAGGAGAACTGGGGCGGTCGCTTTCTTTGCGAAATCAAAGCAGGTGCGCAAGTCGGTCCGATTGCTACCCGTTTCCAAGCCGCTAAAGCCCAGTCTTATGCGGCGAAGGCAGTGGGCGACATTCGCCCGTTCGTGATGGTTGCAATGCCAGACGGAACCAGCAAAGGAATCGTGCTCATGGACCTGGAAGAGTTCAGTGAGATAGTGTTGTTGTTAGAACAGACGGCAAGATAAAGGGTCCCTTCCTCCTGAGGGCTTGCCGCCCCGGCCGGCTGGTTGCTGGTATCTCCGCCGGCCGGGAAAAACCCCCACTACACAAACAAGGAGCAACATGGAATACCTAGCAAGAGTTTTGGGGGCCGCCTCAATCACGCTGCTGGCGCTTGGCATAACTAAAGCACCGCAAGCAACGGCCCCAACTATTACTTCGACCACGGTTGTAGTTTCCTCAACCACAGTCGAACCAACTCCCACCACGACTGCCAACGGCGCAATGGTTCCGCCCGCAGCCCGGTGTGGTCAGTGGTGGGGGTTGGCATTGGATTTGGGTTGGCATGCCGACAGCATGCCAACCCTTGACTATCTGATGTGGCGCGAGTCCCGGTGCGACCCGACGCAACACAACACGACCCTTAACAAAGACGGCTCGACTGATATCGGGTTGACCCAAATCAACGACAGGTCATGGTGCCTGCCCACACGCTGGTATCCGAACGGATACTTGCAAACAATCGGCGTACTCACTAAAGTTGGCTGTGACGAATTGTTCGACCCGGCAATAAACTTGGAAGCAGCCAAAGCAATCCATGACTATTCGAAAAAACACAATGGAAACGGCTTCCAGCCGTGGGGGATATAACTACATGCAATTGTTGAGCGAATGGGAACTTGTCGACAAAGACGACAGGTTCCGTGAGAACGCCGCATGCAAAGGCGCACCATACGAAACGTTCTTCCCAGACACAGCAGCCAACCGCGTCTACAAAGAAGCCCAAGCCATCTGCGCAAAATGCACAGTCTACAAGGACTGTCTGCGTTACGCAATAAACAACGGCATCGATTTCGGTGTGTGGGGTGGGTTGTCACCAAAGCAGCGTCGGCGTTCCGCTGCACAGATTCTTGCGTCGCTGGAGAAAAAGAAATGAGCGACGCCCAAGTGTTCCAAGCGTGGTTAAACGAACTACAGATTGTGGTTGATACGCTACGCGAGGACAAGAAAGACCTTCAGGCTCGGGTAACCGAACTGGAGAAACAAATAGCCATGTACAAATCCATGGTGGAACGACTACAACTGGCTGTCAGCCAGGGGAGTGATAACTGGATATGAGCGACACATTGAACACGTGGTACAAGTTGAGGGACGGCACGTGGGGGGCTAAGTTGCGGACAACCGCAACCGAAGGTGACTCCGTCATGCTGACCAACAAGAAAGGCGAAGAGACTCAAGTTTGGCTGGTCAAGAAGATTGCCCAGTTCCCAGACGCAAGCCTCTGGTCATGCACGTCAGAGGAACCAGAACAGGTTGCTGAAGAAATCGGTGAAGAACCCTTCTAACCGTGAGCAACTATCTAAACGTCAACATCCCGACGTTCTACGCAGGACTCGACTCGGCGTTCCTGTACGACCGTGACCCGTCACCAACCAACAAGCAGGTGCCGGTGGAGGTGTTCGCATACACGTCGATACCGCAACGCTGCGGCATGTTTTCGGTGATGACCGAGTACGGCTCGCAGCACGCCCGCGTACCAATCCACTACCTGTGGTCGCTGAACAACGAATGCGAATACACCGCCTACCCGCTCGACTGGATACAACTATGGGATTCGGTGTCCTACTACGCATCCGTCACCATCTACGAATACTGCAAGAACCGTAGCGCGATGATTTGGTTGAAGGATCACACGCAACACAAAGCCAAGTACTTGTTCACCATCGACTGGTGCCTTGGCCCGCAGTACTCGAACGGGTACGGCGAGTACGCGGCTGGTCACAAATGCGGGCACGTGTTCGAAGGTGAAGGCGGACAGTTCTTTATCCAACCGAACAACCGCATCCTGTGGATGGACGGCGGCTCATGGATAACGATGAAGCTTGAGAAACCCGACTGGAAAATCTTTAGCCAAGAGTTCTCGTGCGAAAGCACCGGCTCACGATGGGTGAGCGCGAGCGACGAGGAGTTGTATTTCTACACGTTCAAGGAACGCGAATGACGCATGGAGCTCGTCATCCCTGGTTTGGATTATCCGACTGGTCCTTACGGTCGGATGCCAGACGGCAGTTACAGGACTTGCCACCATTGCGGTACGGTGGAACGCGCACTCAAAAAGTGGGAAACTTCCGAGATTGCGGGGTGCGAGTGCGCGTGCCACCTGTACCATGAAGGCAAGTTGACAAGTCAACAGAAAAACTGGCGAAGGAAAAAATCCGGTGCGAAACCAGGCAGTTAGATGCAAGAAATGTAAGACGTTAATCGTCCACGACAGACGAAACATTGTTGGTTGTGGCTGCGACCCGGACGCACCAACATGGGTGTACATTGAAACAAACGGCAAGGTGCGAGGGTTCTCGCAGGCCGAGTGGGAAATGGTCGACCTGTGAAAGAGAAGTGGACCTGCCCCAACTGCAACAACCAAGTCGTAGTACACGTGCGCCTATCGGAACCACCGGTGTGCCACAATAAGAACTCGCACACATCGAAGCAATACCAAATGAAAAAAGAATCAGATGGCCACACCAACGATTGAGATACCGGACTTCAGCGATGAAGAGAAACGAATCGCAGAAGAAGTTCTAACCGAACTTGTAGTGCTGGCCATGCAGGTACGTCCGGCTTTGCGTGACTACATCGGGAACCTGTGCGACGGAATCGCTTACGTGTTGGACGATGACGCGGTTGCTCGAAGCAAACAATACGCCCTCCTGCGCATCAAACAGTTGGGGTTGGAAGAGTAGCGCTACCGTTTTCGCTACCGCTACCGCTACCGAACGCACGCGAAGTACCGGAAATCGGGGCGAACATGCGTTCGCTTGACGGCGAGTTCGGGGTCGGGTACTCTCGCAGGGTCGCTCGCTGACCAGCAAGCGACATCAACCAACAGGAGAAACCATGACCAAGAAACCAGTATCATTCAGAATTGCCCTGTCGCAAACGGCAAAGCCCAAACGGCGAGGCAGACCAAGCAAGTTGGACAAAGTGTGTGAGCACCTTGCGCCAATCGGAGAGTGGGAATTGTTCCGAGCGTCTCTCGTAGACACTCAGATACCAGTTCGCGCAATCCACGAAGCCCTTGCCCTATCGGGCATCAAGGTGTCATTCTGTACCGTTCAGGCATGGCGCAAGGACTACATCGCCATGAACAAAGTCATCTGGGCAGAGGTCGACCGTGACATGGCGCTTGAGGAGTTGGACAAACTCAAGGAGCGCAAGTAGCCATGACCCCTTCTGACGACGCACTTCTCTCTGAACTTGAGGGAATACTCAGTGAGGCAGAAGCCAAGGTGACATCTGAACGAGCCGAGAGCATCAACAAGGAGTTCCAAGAAATAGAAGCCTCCATGTGGCAGGAACTTGGCGCAGTCCACGATGTACATCAAGTGTATTCCGTACGCGTAGTTCCAGATGATGAACAAGACCAAGCCATGAGCGACATTGACTCAGGTGCTGCCACAGTAATCAAGGGTGATGGAAGCATAGATGGGGCTAGCGCAGACACGCTTGTCCGTCTAAACCTTGTGGCTGAGACAGGTCACATCTATGATGCGCTTGAGAACAAGTTGCTTGCGCTACACCTAGCCAAGGACACAAACACCATCGGTGTACTCCTTCGCATTGGGGGCAAAGCAACATGGGTCAACGGAGAGCCAGCCAATGACCATGACCCCAAAGAACCACAAGATGTCGTTGTGACAACGATGCTCATGAGTGACCATGTGTATGTGGCTACTCGCTTCTTGTCCAAGCCAGATGAGGTTCACTTCCAAACAATCCACGCAGAGGACTACAAGGGCGACCACCAGTTGGTCAATGCCCTAATCGCCTTCTATGTGGGCGCTAAAGCAATCTACGAGGCTAATCCAGAAGTGGCAGAAGCCTTGTACAAAGACCTCTCTCGTAAGCACGAGGAGGAAACCAGCAACAACAACCAGCAGTCCAAGGAGGACAACGCACAATGAATACCGAACAGCAAGACACATTCCTCACAGCATGGCAACGAGCAGAGTTCGCTATGGAACACTCCAACAGAGTGCTTCTGTACGGACTTCCCGGAACAGGCAAGACCTACTTCGGTCTCACCCATGCCCTCAACGGAAAGCCCTCGTACAGGCTCGCTTGTACCGAGGAGATGACAGAAGCCGACTTGATTGGCTTCTGGAGGCGCAAGCAAGACGGCACACTCGGCTGGTACGAGGGTGTTGGCATCAAGGCATGGCGTGAAGGCGCAAGACTCGTGGTAGACGAGGTCAATCGCATCAACGGTGATGTCGAGAGCAAACTGATGATGCTTCTGGACACCGAAGCGTCAGCCTCATGGCAGAACCCTGACACAAGCGAGGTGGTCAAGCCACACAGCACCTTCAGCGTCGTGGCAACCATGAACGGACAACCAGAGGACCTGGCACCAGCAGTGCTTGACCGAATGATTGTTCGTTGCCCCGTCAATGAACCAAACCCTAAAGCCATAGCAGCACTGCCAGAGTACTTGCGCAACCTCGCAACCACCTTTACGGCAGAGCACGCAGAATACCGATACTCGTTGCGCTCTTTCGTAGAGTTCCACAACATGTACCAGCGTTCCAAGAACATGGCTTTCACGGCACAAGTGGTGTTCCCAGAGGTGGCAGAGTCCATCTTGGACTCACTCGCCATTGTCGCATCTGAGGCAAGCAACCATGCCTAACCCCAAGTACGGCAGGGCGCAGTTCGCCCCAGAGGCTCTGGAGGTGCGCAAGAAAGCCAAGCACAATCGCTTTGAGTCAATGGGTGCTATGCCCACGACTCTTGACGGTGTTTCGGTGGTCTTGTCAGACTCAGAGAAACCTCACATCTACTCTGCCCCAGAAGCAGAAGGACCAGAGTTCAGGCGACTTCGTCGCTTCGGCTTGCTTCTCTCACGCTACGGACTTGTTGACAAGAACAAGTTCGCACGCAACAGGGACATACCGTTGGACATTGTCACATGCGCAGAACGACTAGTGGCAACCACTGGCTACAAGGACATCTACGGTGGCGACCCCACCGTAGGCACAACCAACCTTGCGCCATTGGCAGCCATGCTCAGTCAGCCCAAATGCCCACCATCAACGATTGCCCATGCGCTTTCGTATGTAGGCACAGGCGCTTACAAGCAACTACTGGACATGGTCACCAACCCAGATGTACAGAAAGACTTGGCAGACATGGAATACGGGTACAACGATTTCATCTCCCATGTTTCCACGTCCATCAGAATGTACATCAACAAGAAGGGCGCAGGCAGTACTCGCTACACCAACAGAGAGTACGAGCACTTGTGCCGAACCCTAATGAGGGGGGTTGACTCCGTACAAGCCAAAGCCAACCAGCGTGAGCAAGAGGAAGCCATGCGAGAAGCGCACAAGAAGCGCAAACAGCGTGGCAAGGACAGACTCAAACGCCATACACCAAACCAACTAGAGGGCAAGCGCACACCACAACGAGGCGACAAACCAGCCTTGAGGCAGATTGTGCCAACGCTAGACGGCTGGTGCGTAGCACTACTTGAGAAGTTGCCACTAACGCTTCCCCACACAGGGCGCAAAGGCAGGAAACTGATACCAGTGCCATACGGCAAGAGCATCAGGTTCATCGCCAGAGAGGACACCGACCCAGAACAGAGGGTGTTCTCACGCAAGACCCGAAGCACAGGTGGCGTAGTCATAGTCGACTGCTCAGGCTCAATGTCGTTTGACAGAGACGACCTTGACCGAATAATGGCAGCAACGGCAGGCGCAACAGTGCTCTGCTACTCCTCAGGCAACAGAGCAGATGAGCCCAACATGTGGCTCGTAGCACAGAACGGCAGACGCACAAGCACCTTGCCCTACTTCCCCGGCAACAACGGAGTAGATGGGCCAGCATTGGAGTATGGCTTATCGCTACGACGGCACAACGAGCCCGTCGTATGGATAAGCGACACCAGAGTCACAGGCAAGAACGACAACGCCAGCAACTACCTGCGAGATTGGTGCTTGGAGTTCTGCGACAGGCACGACATCTACATCACACCCAACTCCTACGAAGCAGCAACACTGCTACGCAGAATACAGATGGGCAAACGACCAAGGCTCAAAGCCCTAAGCCAATGGCAAGACGATACCGACAGGGGGTTCACCAACTATGTCCAATGACAACAAAGACCTGATGGCAGAAGTCCAAAGCATCGTAGATGCTGCTGCTACAGACATCAGGAAAGCAAGAGAAGCCGAGATGAAACAAGTACTCGGCACACTCGTCAAAGAGTCAAGGAAGGAGAACCTACTCCCTTCAGGGCAGCAAGTGATGATGTACCTCATAGGACAAACACCCATAGACACAGTCGACCCAGACAAAGCAGTCAGGACACAAGAGACCAAGGGCAAGACCATAGAGCAACTAAAGGCAGAGGGCTACACGGGTGGCAATGTCACCAGACCCTTCACCTTTGACACCTATGACGAATGCCTACACAACCTCAACAGTCCTGTATCAGCCATCTTGGCAGACTGGTCACAGAAACAACGAGCATGGGCATCAGTCACCTGCTACAAAGAACAAGGCACAACCACCTACATCATGGTCGCAAGCAAATGCGTCACCATACACAAGGTGCTACCCACAGGCGACAGCCTCACCTCGTTCTTCGACCCAAGCACAAGCGACTCAGAGCAGATAGAAAGCACCCTTTACACAGAGGGCAAGCGCATAGTCGGCTCACAGTATCGCTTTACAACAGGACCTCAAGAGATGCGCAAAGAGTACCCAGACACCTACAAAGTAATGTTGTCACAAGCACTCAAAGCCATGGGAGAG